TAGTCTAGGCCTAAAATAAAAACCCCGGAGTTACCCGGGGATAGTATTTACGGCTATGCCTTTATATTATTTTCTTCCGCCTGCTGCATTAACAAATGCGTACATTTTTTCAGCAGTTTGTAGAATTTGATCTAGGCCTGGAAATGTTGGCATTCCTATAGTTGTAACGATTTGACCTGTCTTTTCGTCACGAGTAGCACTCATTTCCCAACCTTGAAATTTAGAACTATATTCATACTCGGCTAATGATTTAGCCATGCCTAAAATTTCAGTGCGGATTTCATAACCATTCTTGTTAAATTTAACTTCTGGTAGTTTCATTTCTGGAAGTAAACGATCGCTGTTTGACATAATATCTCCTTTCGTGTATGTGTATGTCGTGTATATATTATATACGAGATTATTTATATAATCAATATTTACGGCGAGAAATAGGCGTAATAAAATCCCACTCTTCGCCCAAGGTAGTTTTATGTTCTAACATTTCATCTATAGCAACTACAGCGCATAGAAAAGTTAAAACACCGAATGTGAATAATAATGTAGGTTCCATAATTATTTGTTCATTAATTTTATTGCACTCTGCCATTTACCACGGCGAGTTAAATGTGAAGCCAATAGACCCTCACACCATACAGCATATAATGTTCTTAATAGAGTCATTGCCATGCTCCTTTATTATGTGTACTCAGGTATCTACGAGCACGAGCCTCACCGCTACGCTCTAAGGCTGTAAAAATTTTTCTAAAAACTGCGAATATATATGTAAACATTTTATCTCTCCTTGTGGGAATGGTATTCGAACTCTTTGATATAATTGTCAAGAGTTGCGGCATCTGTTATGCTTTTTGTGCTGAGGTACCTTTCTAGACGTGATTGGTAGCCGTCTTTAGGAAACATCTCAGCCAGGCGCTCAAGGATATTGAGCATCATTGCTGATATAGACATTTTAGTTTCTCCTAGATATGTATATGTGTATAGTATACTTACTTATGCTGCATTGCACAATCCCTATTGATTTTTAATTAATTTTCCAGTAATATTTGTAATAAATACCAAAAGGAAAATAATTTGAAGCGTACCACCAAAAGCCTTTTAGAAGAATTAAATGCCATAGCAGAAAAAAAGAATGGCGAGGCTGTGATTGAAAGCAGGGCTACACATGTGATAGATAGTGCTATCAATCTATTAACATTGATAAAGGAAAACTTCACTGCTGAACAGGCTGATGAATTAGAACGTAGATTTATTAATAGTATAAAGGGTGGCGATCCTAACAAGTTTATTCGCAGTATACGTAAACTACGTGACAGTAAGGAACCGCCTTTTAAACATAAGATAATTTCAGGTGATACAGAATAATTTTTTACCTCTTGACTAAATAATCATACAGCAAGCCCGAAAAGGCTTAAAGATTAAGGAGAACAAAAATGGCTGGAATTGATAGAGTTCATGGAAGTCCCGCAGCAGGCGGTTTTTATGGTTATACACCACAGTTTTTCAGTGTTACAAATGCAGCAACAAACGTAGGTACTGCTGACACAACAAGCGGTGGCAAAATCACAGCAGAAGGTAACTTCAGCAAGGCAATCCGCGGCATTCAAAAATGCGCTAGCATTGTGTTCTTAGGTGAACGTGCTAATGCAGGTTTTATCTGTGCCGTAGATCAACCTACTGCAAATGCTTATGTAAGCGCAAATGATGACACAGACTTGGCTGCTGCTCTAGTTGCACATATCGAAGCAACAACAGGTTTAAGCGATGTTACAGTAACATTGTTAACTATGAGTTTTGCTGAACTAGCATAATTATATACTAGTTGTATAGAAGGGGTATTTTTATACCCCTTTCTTTTTGGCTATAAATATCACTTATTATATAGGTAGATTATGCAGACTATAGAAATCAAAACTCTAATAGACATAACAGAAACACGAGTTATCAGACCTAATCAAGGTACACCACAGCAGTTAGATCAACAAAGAAATTTTACCACACTACGTCAATGTTTAGAACTACGTAGTATTATAGAATATGATTATCCTCCTAGTCATGAAACTGTAGATATTAAAGACATGGGTTTTGGTAAAAACTTTAAAGGCAAGCACACAGTATGGACATTTAGGTTCAGACCAGACAGAGCCTACGCATATGGCAACGATACAGATACAGCAGCAGGGCAATTAGTTGAGGATTTACATGAAGTTCCTGTTATTAAAAACTTAACAGAAACGGTAAATATTGACAAGGCGATTTTTGATTGCCAAGATATAAACAACAAAAACATCATCATTAAGGCATCTTTAGGCTAATATAGGCAGGGTTGATTAACTTTGGAGGATAAGGATGTCTACACCATCAGATATAGAAAAGGAAAATCTTGAGGCTCATGTTGAACTATGTGCACAACGCTATAATGCAATCGAACTACGTCTAACTGCTATCGAGGATAAGGTTAGTAAACTTCAGTCTACCATAGAATCTAGTAGTTTGCATACAGTAAAAATCTTAATAGGAACAGCAGGGACCATTATAGTTTCTGTACTAGGATTATTAGGTGTTATATTAACTAAACTATGAGAGCAAGGGAATTTATTGTTGAAAAGCCTGTAAAGGAAATTGCACCTTTTCTTGCTGCATTAGGTGGTGCTTTGGCTCGTGGCACAATGGCAGCAGGCAGCGCATTAGGTAGAGGTGCAGTCGCAGCAGGTAGCGCATTAGGTAGAGGTGCAGCCACAGTAGGTGGTGCCCTGGCTCGTGGTGCAGCATCAGCAGCCAGTGGCGTGGCGAATACAGCAAGAGATACTATAGGTGCTGCTACAAGTGGTACACAGGGAACCACAGGCTCAACTGGATCTACTGCTACTCCGTCTACTACTGTTCCCCCTCCCACAACCATACCTGCAAATACAAAAATAGAACCCAGTATAAGCAGAGATCCTAATAAACTAAAATTAAAAATAGGCGATGTAGAATTTGACCTAGATCTAAAAAATCCTAAAGTTCAACAGCAACTTCAACAACTAGGTAAATTAAAAACATAATGAAAATCTATCAATTATTACAGGACCTATCTGTTCCTTTGAATAATGAAGAACATGCCTTTGTGGAAGGTCATGGCAGTAAAATTAAATTAACCAGTCTAGACGAACATCAATTATGGCTAGCACAAAATCTTGTACGCAAGGGTGTATACGAAATAGCCAAAGATAACAACCATATCCTACGTAAGCACAATGGAAAGTCAAAGTAATATACTGTTCAAGAAATTTGAACGTGTAAGCAAAGAAGTTAAAACTCAACTAAAAAGACAGGGCATTGCTGTGCCCACAAAGAATGCCGATGGCAGCATTAATTTCGGCAAGTTTAGAGTGATAAAAAATCACAGGGGATTTTTCAATATAGTAGATGATGATAACATTAATATCATTGAAAATATAAATCTTGCCAAATCTGCTATAGTTTTAGCAAATACCCTAGCAGTGCATCATATGATAGATAAAAAGATCATAGAGCAGGATAGCAGTTATGGTAGTGCCAGCCTAGAAGAACAATTATATAGAAAATCCAGTAAACAGGCTAAGAACATAGATAAGTGGGACCTGATGATTACCAAGTGTATGATAGCATCGGCAAGAAAACAATATCATAAAATTTCAATAGATGCGTCGTTTGACAAACTTGTAAATCTAAATAAATAAACTAAAATATTTCTGGAACTCATTATGAAATCTACAATTTTTAATATTCCGTTGACTAGTTCAAAACTCAGGGAAAATATGACCAAGCAGTTTGGGGTTAGTGTAAATTTAGAAAAATATAGTAGAGAACAGTTAGAAGATATACGTAATAAATTGCGTACAAAAATCTCTCAACATGAGAGCGCAGCAGGTATGAATGAACTTCTAACCAATGAGACATACCAAAAAGACAAAGCAATGTTACAGTTGCTCAACACAAGGATTAAAGAAATGCTAGGTGAAGACATCAAAAAACTAAGAGATAAATTAGCCCAGATTGATGAGGCTAAGAAAGGTGTTCGCGCACCGAAGTATGCTAAGAAAGCCAAGGGTTCTAGCGGCGCTGACGATAAAGACGGCGACGGCAAGAAAGACTTTGATGATATCCAGGTCGCTCGTATGACAGCAGGTGGTGTTCCTAAGAAGAAAGCCATTGCTAAGGCCACTAGCGATAACTTCAAAGAAGATACAGATAAAGAAACTCATGATTATTACTTTGGCAAAGACAAGCCTAAAAGTGACGTAGGTAAGAGTAAGGAACTAAGCAAACATACTGCTACAACAACTGGTTCTGGCACCAAGTATACCAAGCGTGACCTACCTGGCCAGGATACAGCGGACGATGCAGATGAAAAAGCACGTAAGCGTAAAGAAAAGAAAATGAAGGAGTCTGAGGACAAGTGTAATCATACCGCTAAAGGTAAAAAGTGTCCAGTCCATGGTTTAAAAGAGTGTGGCACAATGGAAGGTGCTATGAAAGATATAGATGCTGATCGTAAAGATAGGCAATACCAATCGCGTCAAGCCAAGACCACAATGAAGCATGTTCAGAATCCTACAGCAGGTGAGAAACAGGCTGCTAAAGATATTAAGCCTGGTATTGCAGGATACAAAGATCGTGTAGCAATGTTGAAGTCAGCAGAAAAAGATGGTCGTTTAAAAGAGTATGACACAATGGAAGGCAAGGACGAAGGTAAGCCAGGTAAGAACTTTGCTAAGATCGCTAAGAAAGCAGGCGAAAAGTATGGTAGTAAGGCTGCTGGTGAGCGTGTAGCAGGTGCAGTTCGTCAAAAAATGAAAAAGGCTGGCAAACTAGAAGAGTCACAGGAAATCTTCAAGCGTCATGTGCGTATTGTTAACGAAAGTTTAAAATACTTGTTGGCAGAAGATGAAGAAGGCAAGGCCAAGGCTATTACAGCAGCAGGTGATATGGTAAACGACTATACATCATGGATGCAGCGTGTTGGTCAGTATCAGACAAAATCTATGATTGAACTTGCTGATGCTATTCGTGCTGACTTCGGTGCTGCTGAAGCAGAAGCATTTAAACAGGCAGTCGGTCCTGCTCTAAGCAGTACTCTAGAAACACTAACAGCACAGCGTGAAGCAATCAGTAATGCTGTAGCAGTGCTAGCAGGAGAAGCCACTCCAATGGACGCCATGGGAATGGAACCAGGAATGGATGCTGGCATGGACACAGGTATGGAGCCTGGCATGGATGCTACACAGCCTGACATGATGAATGAGCCTCCCAGTGATGAATTCGGAGCAGCAGACGCAGCAGCAGGCGGACCAGAAGCAGCAGGACGTGAAATGCGTGAAAACAAGTTTCAACGCAAACTAGCAGAAAGCCACAGCATCATGGCCAAACTTGCTAGATGAGATTATTTGAAGTAGATGTAGGATCTGTTAGAACAGTTCTTTCAGTCCTACAAGGTCAAAGTAAGAAACCAGGCTTTACAGGCGAAGTACCCTACGCAGTAGTACTAAATCTTGTAAAGCCTTTTGACTTACCACTAGGCGGTCTGAACAGTGACCGTCAACAGATTATGATTGCTCTAAAAAATGCTGTAGATCCAGCAGGTGATGTTATTAAAGATATTAAGCCTGATGGCACACTGGTATTAAACAAGCCTAATGAACCTGCTGATGCGGGTGCAGGAGGTAATGGCGGAGGTGGTTCTACAGTAGACAAGATGGCTAAATCTAATACAGATTTGACGCCAAATATTTGACATTAACCACTCCCTCTGCTATAATTACAAGCATGTCAAACTATATGCCACCTCCCTTTGTGGAGAAATTCCAATACAAAAGTTGTAAACAGATAAACGATCCTATTAGTCGCAAGCGTGTTTACCAAACTCCAGACGGGGAAACCCTACCCAGCGTTACTACTATATTAGGTGCTACTAAAGATATGACGCATCTAATTGAATGGAAAAAACGCATAGGTGAAGAAAAAGCCAATCAGATAACTAGAGAAGCCGCAGGCGTAGGAACAGCCATGCATGGTAATTTAGAAAGATTCTTAGCAGGTTTACAACGTCAGCCTGGTAATAATCCTGTTCATGTGCAGGCAAATAAAATGGCCGATATCATTATACAAAACGGCCTTAAAAATGTTAACGAAGTGTGGGCAATGGAACAGAGCCTGTATTTTCCTGGCTTATACAGTGGAACCACTGACCTAGTCGGAGTATATGATGGTAAGCCCAGTGTTATGGATTATAAACAGACTAATAAGCCTAAAAAAGAAGAATGGGTACACGATTATAAACTTCAACTTACAGCCTATATAATGGCTCATAATGAAGTATATGGCACAGATATTAGGCAAGGACATGTGTTTATGTGTTCAAGAGACTTACAATATCAACAGTTTGACCTATGGCCGGATGAGTTTGAACACTGGCAAGAACAGTGGCTTATGAAGATTGAAGAATTTTATACTTTACAGGAGAAGTAATGGTTTACCTAAATCATTTTTATCACAGGATACAGGGCTGGCCTAATCAATTACCGTCGTTATACGCAGAAATGGTAAAACAGTTCCCTAGCGGATCGCACTTTGTTGAAGTAGGAGCATGGAAAGGTGCTAGTACTGCGGCCATGGCCGTTGAAATTATCAATAGTGGCAAAACTATTAAATTTGATGTAGTAGATACTTGGCTAGGTGACGGCACCGACGCCCATGCACTAGATAAGGCAGTAATGGAAAACAGGTTATATGAAGAATTTCTACGTAATATGGAACCTGTTAAAGACTATATTACAATTAACCCCGTTCGTATGACTAGCCTAGAGGCTGCTGCACTATATGAAGATAATAGTTTAGACTTTGTGTCCATAGATGCTAGCCATGATTATGATAATGTTAAAGCAGATATATTAGCGTGGTTACCTAAGGTAAAGTCAGGTGGCATACTAGCAGGTGACGATTATCCCTATCCAGGTGTTACTAAAGCAACTAATGAACTATTGCCCGACTTTAAGCATTCAACTGCTGCCTGGTGGTGGAACAAACCCTAACCTACCTGATAAATATCCTTATATTAGGATATTTTTATGGCCGTAATAGAAATTGCGAAAATTCAGGTCCGTAGAGGACAAGAAAATCAAACAGGTGTGCCGCAGTTAGAAGCAGGTGAATTCGGCTGGGCACAAGATACTGAACATCTTTACATAGGTAAACGTATCAGTGAAGGTGCGAATACAGATGAAAATACTCGCATACTAACAGAGAACGATCTACAGAATATTTTTAATCTAGTTGATACTACTTCAACTCAGATCATAAATTATACCTACAGAGAAAGTGTTCCACACATAACTAACACGGTACCTATCAGTTTACAAGATAGACTAGATCAACGTGTAAGTCTCGAGAGTTTCGGAGTAGTTCCTAGTTTTACTCCTACTGACATTACTGTACCTTTCAAAAATGCTATAGATACTCTATATTATAATTCTACATTTAACTCAGATTACCGAACCGAGGCTAAACGTAAATTAATAATTCCTGCTGGTAACTATTTTGTTAGGCAAGAAATACTTTTACCTCCGTTTGCACAAATTGAAGGCGAAGGACCTGGTATAACAAAAATTACATTGATAGAACCCGACACTCATTTGTTTAGAACTGTTGATGCTATTGATAAGTTAAGCTCATTACAGCAAATGTCTGATGGTATTAACAGGTCTAGGAATATAAGTTTGTCAAATATGAGTTTAGAATATGCTACTACCGCAAGTTCTGATTTTGCTTTATTATCTTTAAATAATGTCTTCAATGCTAATATAGAAAATGTGGAATTCAGCACTAATATAGAAAATATTACTTTTAGTGTTACAGCAAGCACTACAGCCTATTTCATAGATGAAATTTCGACTGCCACATTAAATCTTATAAGAGGCAACACATATTACTTCGAAGTCGATTCTCCTGGGCACCCTTTTTATATACGATCACTTCCTGGAACTAATTCAACTTATAATTTTAATACAGGTACATTCTATAACGGCACCGAGACAGGAATAGTTGTCTTTACGGTCCCTCAAAATGCTCCATCACAGTTAGTTTATGTTAGCGGAAATGATCCATTATTATCAGGTTCTATAAACATATCTACATCATTAGTAGGTGATGGTATAGGAATACAAATGAGAGGTACAAAAAACGCTGGGGTTGAATTATGTGACAATATTCAAATTTTAAATTGTAGATTTGACAGATTAAAAATCGGAATAGAATCCACAGGAAGTGTAACTAGAATGGTAATTAAAGATAGTTTATTTAAAGATCTTGAAAGTGGAATCCGTTTTTTCAATGTAGACGAGTTTGATACTCCTAGCAAAGGCATTGTAACAAATAATAAGTTTGAAAACATTGTCAAAGAAGCATTATATGTAGGAACTGATACTACTGCTACACATCATATCAGCCAGTATAATATCTTTTATCAAGTTGGTAACGGACTTACACTAGATGATAATACCAGCACTGAACAATATGCTGTAATTAATTTTAACAGTGATGGTAATAAATCAATAGACGATTACTTTTCAAGACAGAATGAAGCAATTACTAACACAGATCCTAACTTCTATTACAATCCGTTAGTCGTAGGTGCTGTTAGTGTTATTAATAATACTGTATTCAAATATAATAATATACTACCCGGCGTGACAGACCTAACCAAGATTCCTCTAACGGATTCTGAACAAAGATTGGAAATTGAATATAAGTTCTATGATGATGCGCATCAGTACAATAGAACAGGAAAGTTATTGATTAACATTTCTAAAGGTGCTGAAGTTGCTATTGAATTTACAGCAACCACTGCATTGCTTTCAGGTGTGAGCACACTGCCCCTTTCTGCTTTAGATTATGACGTCAGTGTTATACAAGTAGGAGCCACCATTGAAGGTCCTGGGATTCAACCTTTGACCACAGTAACAACAGTAGGCGTATCTACAATCGATATTAGTTTACCTACTACTGCTCCTATCGCACAAGATGATCTGTTTACTATCACACAGTTTAGTCAGAGTTACGGACTAGTCAGTGACTACTATAATTTTAGTTACGAAGCATCATGGCCCCATAACGACCCTGACGAAGCAGTCTTTCTTGTCAGTGACCCAGTTAATAATTATGTAACCTTAACTTTCACGAACTGGACAGGTGTGGTTAATTTCAACATGGAATATCAATTCTCTCGCAATACATAATAGATGTTTAAACTTGATTTAGATAGTCGCTTATCTGCGTGGGCGACCTTACGCTCTAACCTCGAGCAAGATGTAGACCCATTATTAACTGTTTGGCAGTTCTGGCAAGCAGCTCCATTTATACCTTATAATAATCGTATTGATCCGTACAATAGACACGCATGGCCTACACCCTGGGAAATTATAGCAGACAACAAGTATGATGATTTTACACTGGCATTAATGATAGCCTATACTATAAAATATACAACAAGGTTTGCCAATTCACAGGTAGAACTAAGAACTTTAGTTGACAAAGACAAAAACATAGCCTATAATATAGTTTTTATTGATGATGAATGGGCCATTAACTATACAGAAAACGGCCCGATATCTGCCAAAAAAGTATCAGATTCATTTTCGCTTGAAAATATGGTAGTAATCGGTACCCCTAGGTAAATATCTTCCTCGATAGAAAATAAGGACAATAATATGATAACAGTGGTTAAACGCAGTGGGGAGCGTGTTCCTCTCGATATCTCGAAAATACAGAGACAAGTAGCAAATGCATGTAGAGGTATAGAAGCGGTTAGCCCTAGCATGATAGAAATCAAGGCACAATTAGAAATACACGATGGAATGAAAACTGAAACCATAGACGAACTACTACTTAAGGCTATGGTTGACCTAATAGACGAAACTGAAAATCCCGAGATACATAATGTAAATTATCAATACGTAGCAGGACGCCAACGTCTCAGTATGCTACGCAAAGAAGTTTATGGTGAATATGATCCGCCTAAACTATATGATATTGTAAAAAAGAATGTAGAACTACAGTTATATACTCCCGAATTGTTAGAGTGGTATACAGAACAAGAGTGGAATACTATCGATGTTATTCTAGATCATAGTAAGGACGAAAACTATACCTATGCTGCTATAGCGCAGTTATGTGAAAAATATCTTGTGCAAAATCGTGCCACAGGTAAAATATACGAAACACCTCAAGTTCGTTATGCTGTAGCAGCAGCCACAGCCTTTCATAACGAACCTAAAGAAACAAGATTAAAATATGTCAAAGAGTACTATGAGTGTGCGAGCGATGGACATTTTACTCTTGCTACTCCTGTGCTTGCAGGCCTGGGTACCCCTACTAAACAGTTCAGCAGTTGTGTGCTTATAAGCAGTGATGATACACTTGACAGCATTTTCGCAGCCGGGGAAATGATGGCCAAATATGCGTCGAAACGAGCCGGAATTGGCCTAGAAATAGGCCGGATTCGCCCACTTGGCGCCCCGATTCGCAATGGTGAAATCAAGCATACGGGTATGGTACCCTTTCTAAAGAAATGGTTTGCTGATCTACGTAGTTGTAGCCAGGGCGGTATTCGTAACGCAAGTTGTACAGTTACATTTCCTATATGGCACTATCAGTTTGAAGATCTTATTGTATTGAAAAATAATCAAGGTACAGAAGAAACTCGTGTGCGTCAGATGGATTACTCAGTGGTAGTCAACGCTATGTTCTGGCGTCGATATAAGAATAACGAAGATATTACACTGTTTGATCCGCACGAAGTACCCGATCTATACGAAGCATATTATAGAGATTCAAAAGAGTTTGAAAGACTGTACCTACGCTATGAACAAGATAAGACAAAAAAGAAAAAAGTATTATCAGCGGATGAGATATTCAAAAATGGTATTCTTAAAGAACGCACTGATACTGGACGAATATATCTGGTCAACATTGACAACGTCATCCAACAAGGACCATTTGATACAAGCACTGATCCGATATATCAATCCAATCTATGTCAAGAGATACTACTACCCACAAGGCCTTTCCAGAGAATTGAAGATCCTGAGGGACGAATTGCTCTTTGCACACTTGGGTCGATCAACTGGGGTGCGTTCCGCAATCCACAGGATATGCGAAAAGCCTGTAGAGTATTGGTTCGCTCACTGAGCAATCTACTAAATTATCAGTACTTTCTTTCAGTACAGAGCAAACTGGCTAACGAAGACTTTGAGCCCTTAGGTGTAGGTATTACCAATCTAGCCTATTGGCACGCCCGTAGACATTTTAAATATGGGGAAGCAGATAGTCTAGCAGAAGTTAAACGCTGGATGGAACATCAGGCCTATTATCTCACTGAGATGAGTATCGAACTGGCACAAGAACGTGGTGCATGTAGACGTAGTGAATACACCTACTATGGTAAGGGAGTGTTTCCCTGGGAACGTCGTAATCCCGGCGTTAATGAATTAACTGATTTCACACCGAGCCTTGATTGGGAATTACTACGTGAACGTGTTAAAAAATATGGCATACGCAACGGCACACTGATGGCAGTGGCTCCTGTTGAATCTAGCAGTGTTGTTCTAAACAGCACTAATGGTATCGAAATGCCCATGGAACTTATCAGCGTTAAAGAAAGCAAAGCAGGATCATTCGTTCAGGTTGTACCTGACTATCGCAGATTGAAGTCACGTTATCAACTTATGTGGGAACAGAGAGACTGTGTGGCCTATCTTAAAACAGCAGCAGTATTGGCAGCATTTATCGATCAAAGCATAAGCACAAATACTTTCTATAATCCTGCTAATTATACTGATGCTAAGGTACCAGGAACTGTAATTGCTAAAAACTTAATGCTGGCCTATAAGTGGGGTATTAAAACCATCTACTATAGTTTAATCAACAAAGTAGGTGCTAAAGTAAATGTTACTGGAACAAATGAGATTAAAGCAATATCATCAGACACGGTGACAGTAAACTCTACTATTAGTTATAGTTTACAAGAAGATGACTGCGAGTCCTGTAAATTATGAAAATGGCTGTATTCGGAGATAGTTTTGCTATAGGACACGCACCTTCTAAGCCTTTTCATTGGTATAATTTATTGGCAGACAGATTAGGCACAACTGTTAAAACATATGGTATGGGTGCTACCAGTACATTCTACAGTTATAAGACATTTTTAACAAATCACTGGAAACATGATTTTAATATTTTTCTTGTAACAGCATATTCACGTTATACCAAGCCCTTGCATTTTTCTTTTTCGGGTACACAGGATAACTGGTTTAGTTCCACCAATGCAGTTGATCACATAAGATCGAACACTAGTTTGAGCAAAGAAGATCTAGCCCAACTAGATAGGCTCTATGGATGGTTTGTTATGAGTGACGATGATTTTCATAAAACAGCACAAGATCTTATAGTTGATAAAATACTTGAAGTTAGACCTGATACCTTAATCATTCCCTGTTTCGATAATGATTTATCTTTAAGTTATGAAAAGAAACAAAAGTTAGGTATTACAGAAACAGGGAACTGTATCACCTTTTTACAGAAACAGTATAATGAATTGGGCATAGTAGACGTTAATATTTTTGATGAACGTATGGATACTATAGCCTGTCATTTTACTAAAGACGTAAGCGAAGTTTTCACAGAAGCAGTTTTTAATAAAATTAAATACAATACTCCGTTTAGTTGCCCTGAAAGAATAGAGCACCTACACGAAGTCACACACTATTACAACAGAAGAACATGAGCAAAGAACAATACAACTTACACAAACAGACAAATTATCTCAAACGTAAAATGTTTTTAGACCCAGAAGGTCCAGTGACAGTCCAAAGATTTGAAGAAGTTAAGTATCCTAAAATACAGCGTTTCGAAGAGTTAGCCAGAGGATTTTTCTGGGTACCTGAAGAAGTTACCTTAACTAAAGATAAAATCGACCATAAGGAAGCAAGTGAGGCAGTCAAGCATATCTTTACTAGTAACCTATTAAGACAAACTGCTCTTGATAGCATACAGGGTCGTGCTCCTAGTCAAGTGTTTAGTCCTGTGATCAGCATCCCAGAACTAGAAGCCCTAGTCAGTAACTGGAGTTTCTTTGAAACTAATATTCATAGCAAGAGTTATAGCCATATTATTAGAAATATCTATGGTGTGCCTAAAGAAGTTTTTAATACAATACATGACACACAAGAGATTGTGGATATGGCGGCTAATGTAGGCAGATACTACGATGACCTGCACAAACTAAATTGCATGAAAGAAATGGGCAGTCATTTAAATGTAACAGAGCAAGATCATATCCGGGCAATTTGGCTAGCACTAAATGCCAGTTATGCTCTAGAAGCATTTAGGTTTATGGTATCGTTCGCCACAAGCCTAGCCATGGTAGAAAATAAGATATTCATGGGTAACGGAAATATTATTGCTCTGATACTACAAGACGAAATACTACATGCAGAATGGACGGCGTGGATTATCAATCAAGTAGTCAAAGAAGACGAACGGTTTGCTCGAGCCAAAGAAGAATGCGAGGAAGAAGTATATACAATGTATATGGATGTTATCAAGGAAGAAAAAGCATGGGCTGATTATTTGTTTAGCAAAGGCGTAGTCATCGGTCTCAATGCAGAGATACTAAAAACCTTTGTGGACTACACAGCATTTACTAAGTTAAAAGAGATTGGTATTAAGTATAATGAAGAACACCCTAAGACTAATCCTATTCCTTGGTTTAACAAGCATGTGAATATTAATAAAAAACAAACAGCATTACAAGAAAACGAATCCACTAACTATGTGATTGGAGTTATGAGTGATTCGGTAAACTACGAAGAACTGCCAGATCTATAAGGAGATTACAGTGGCTCGAATTCATGAGGAAATTATAGTCCTACGATTAAGTAAGTTAGTAAAGAACGACGATGCAGCAGCATCAATTACACCTAAAGATTTTGAATCTAATCTAGAAGAAGTTGTTCAAGAACTAGTGGGTGACACAGTTATAGTAGAAATAGAAAGGTCGGAATAATGCAGGCTATTGTTTGGAGTAAGTATGATTGTCCTAACTGCGATAAGGCTAAAAGCCTCCTAAAATTACGTAGGGTAGAATTTGAAGAACGTAAGATAGGCGACGGTTGGTCAAAAGAAGAATTGCTTGAGGCTGTGCCCACTGCTAGAACTGTTCCTCAGGTTTTCCTAGATGGAAAGTTAATAGGCGGATACAATGAATTAGAGGGATACTTTTATGGAAAAAGAACTTAAAGAAGATACACTTATTATATCAGCAGCAGCAGAAGATAGGATAGAACCTCTAACCGCTCTAAATCTAGAAGATTTAATCAGTGAGTTAGATTTGAGCAAATACGGCCTGCATACTATTGATACTAGTAATATGAATAGCACCACAGCAGCCTCCCATAGTACTTATCAATACAGCACTCCTATTACGGGAACAACTTATCCTACACTTAATATACCATCCGTTACTACAAGTGGAGGAGGATATTTGTATAATAATAATACTTCACCATGGATAACCACAACACCTCATAATCCGTCATTAGAGGTGCAGGGTGATGCAAACTTCAGCGGGGATATTAAATTAAAAGGTAGAAGCCTAAATAAAATATTAGATGGTATTGAACGTAGATTAAGCATTCTAGTTCCTGACCCTGAAAAACTAGAGCATTTTGAAGCATTGAAAAAAGCCTACGAACACTATAAGACTCTTGAGGCTCTATGCGAAATACCTAAAGAAGAGGATCAGTGAGCGAGGCAAAGAGTAATTTATTAAAAGGTAGAACAAGTTTTGATGCTAATATAGGCGACACACTTGTTCCATTCTTTAATAAGAATGTTACTCCTTATCCTACAGATGTAGGTGCTCCGAAATTTGACCTCATACCTATCGAGCGTCAGAAGGACATAATGGTGAATGTAGCAAGGCTACATGCACAACAAGAATATAATAGAATAATGGAATTAGTGGCTGTGCTACAAAAACAGGCGGCCTCTATTAAAAGACGATTAGAAATTACTGATGCCGTCCATGCGGCTAAGTATGATTTTCAAATAGCCAACGGTAATGCTTACTGGTTACTCTATGACAGTAAGATTAAGAATACAAGACTTAGTTTATTAGGACCCGCGGATTGGTGTACAGGATCTCCTCAGGAGTACGAATATATTTGTAGAGTAAAGTGGTTAGGTGACCATACATGGATCGAAGTAGATAACGAGGGAAATCATGTTGATTGATAAAGGTATAGCAGTAGGTGAAGTGGTCAGTATTAAACTTAGTAACGGTGACGAAATTATCGGCAGGCTTGAAGCAGAATCAGTGGACGAAGTTAAAATTGAAAAACCACTGGCAATAACAATAGGACCGCAGGGACTAGGCATGATGCCATGGATGTTTTTAAGTGCTAAAGAGGTATATACACTGAAAAAGATTCATATTTACGCTATGCAACCTAGTAAGAAAGAAGCAGCAGATCAATACATGCAAGGTACCACAGGAATTGCACTTAGATAAATATCTAATCTAGAGGTATTTTATGGCAACAATTAATATCGATCCAGTGGTAGCCGGTGCTATACAGGCACAAACTGCTCTTGAAAAAATAGACAGTTTACAAGACAAGGCCATTGCACTGGCTATGCTGGGGCAATTACAGAATATTTTATTAAGCATAGAAAAAAACTGGGGTGAAGTTGCTCTTTTAAATCCGGCAAGTATTAGAAATAGCGAAGCCAATCAGGCCGCTGTGCTAGGAACAATTAGCAATACCTTAATGGATCTTAATGACAATTCTGTAAAAATATCGAGCTCAATAAATGAATTAAGTGCAACCATGAAAACAATAGGAAATACCCTAAACAATATAGCCGCACTCCAGGGTATAGCCGTTAGTGATCAAATTAATAACAACAATTTTCAACAACGTGAAACACTGGCTGCATTAGAACGTAATGATATAGAACCTGCGCCGGCACCTGATTTTAAGAAAGTTGCAGAACAACAAATTACAAACTCAACATTAATGAGGACAACTACAGCATTTACAACTGCTATTAATGATGTCAGTAATAGTATTATATCAGGTGCTACAAATTATATATTACAAACTGAAGCAGTTACATGGGCTAAGACTACATTTGAAAATGCACTGATAAAATTAAAATTAGTCACTGTCGCAAATGCTGTGGTTAATCCAGACGAAGTTGCCAGCAAGGCTGCTAAGAATCTAATAAATGCTGGTGCCGGAACAGGGAGGTTCACTTTTTCTCCTATTCCCCCTGATAGATAATGGCATATAGAAAAACAGCACGAGTCGGTGTTGATTATGCAGACAGTGTAATCGTATCAGGTGCTAAAACTGTATACACCAATGATAGACTTACAGCACATGCCGGTTCTGTAACAGCACGTGGTGCTACTGTGGTTCAAGGTGCTCGTTCTGTTTTTGTAGAAAATAAACCAATAGCCAGAATGGCTGACAATACTACCAAAGGTCCTATCAAAACAGGTAGTACTAATGTGTATGCTTCAGATAACAATAAAATAGAACCAATCAAAATAACTTGACCATGAACTAGTTTATTGCTACAATAACGGAAAGGAGGAGGTATGAGCGATACAGTTTCAAAATACAAACACAGTAAGAGACTCCAGAAAGATCAAAACGCAGTAAACAAACAGGTTAAAATAGCCAAAACACGCCACGTTCCTGTAGAAGAACCACATAGGTTTGTGAAACATTACGCAGTAAATTGTGGTGATCCAAAGTGTTCAATGTGTAGTAATCCTAGGCATAACGGATGGACTAAAGGAAACGAACGCCTAACTGCCCAAGAACGTAGACTATTTCAAGACCCTGATACACCAAACGATAAACATAGCAATGGACTCAAACCAAAAGAAGTTTAGGCCACAGCAGTTAAAAGGCAAGTCCTATAATTGGCAAAAACGATATCCCTGGTCGCTCAAAAACTATTTACAGCATGTTTTCAGTGTGCTACACTATAAAGGACGTCATGCTCCTCAACCAATACAAATAAAATGGGTGACAGCATGTGAAATTTTTGAACATAAACATAGGCGAATTCTATGAAGAAAGTTTTTTACGAAAAGGTGGGTAGAAAATATGTCCCTGTTGCAGAATATGATTATTATTTTGGGGAAAGCCTTCCAGTGGGTACTCACCTTATTGATGTGCGTCCTACTTCTACTAGTAGGCAGTTTCGCATTTGTCCTGCACATGCTCCTTTAATTGCAGCAGGCCTGACTGCTAAAGATGCCATGTTAACAGCAATGACTAAGGAAGATACAGTAAAACCTCGTAGACAGCCTATGACTGAACAAGAACAGGCAGCATGGCAAAATCTTATTGATGTATGGGGTGAAAGTGGTCGTTGTTTAGGCAGCAGCAGTTTAGACTCGATAGCACAGGCTGGCGTAGACGCTTTAATTAAAGAAGCCAATCGTATAATGGAAAATGAGGCTGTACGTAAAGCATATGAGCAATTTATCCTAATGTGTAAACTTTCTAGCGAGCAAGGCGTTAAATAATATATCTGGTAGGAGTAAAGATTGTAGATCTTGTATGAGTGAGAGGCTCATAAGTCTAGATAGAGGACCCACACGCCCTACGGAGTCTATCAAAATAGGAGAAGTATCATGCGTAAGTTTGTAATAGGTTTTGTCGGAGCCCTAGGTTTATGCTTTGCCAGTGTGGCAGAAGCACACGGTAGAGTACATAATAATCATCACTTTCATAATAGGCACTGGCATCATAATCATGGTTGGTGGGTAGCCCCTGCTATAGTAGGTGGAATAACAACCTATGCTTTAACTAGACCGTATATTATAGATCGTCCTGTAGTAGTGCAAAATCCTGTTACAGTAGTAGATCCACAGTATGTAGTAATCGATGGCATTACCTATCAAAAATCTACTATGATTGTAAACGGTGTGCAACAAGAAGTTCTTATTAAGGTAATTCAATGATTAAAATTTGCGTAGGAGCAGCGGCTCTCCTTTTCTCCATTACAGCACATACTCAAACCTATAACCAGGAAGTAGCAGTAGTTGTCAATAAACAACCAAAGTATAATACTGTTTATCAGCAGGTATGCACTCAAGTGCCTGTCGAACGTCGTAGCCAGGGCGGAGGTGTTGTAGGTGCTATTATGGGTGCAGCCATTGGTAACCAAATCGGCGACGGGCGTGGCAGAGATATCGCTACCGCTGCGGGCGCTGTAATAGG